CATAGGTGGCCCACAGGCATGGTTTGCAACTGAAGCGGCTATTACCGCAATTGGTTATGCAAAGGCAGGTGTAGTTGCAGGCACCACTTTAGCCTCATTTGAAGGCGGCGGTTTCACTGGCAACGGTATACGTGCTGGTGGTATGGATGGAAAAGGCGGTAAACTCGCTATGCTTCACCCTAACGAGAAGGTCACTGACCTAACTATGGACAAAGAGTCTAGCTCAGTAAATGTTACATTTAACATACAGGCCAATGACACCAAGGGCTTTGATCAGCTATTAGCTTCTAGGCGTGGTACAATCGTTGGGTTAATAAATCAAGCAATGAACAATCGCGGTAAAGCGGGAGTCGTTTAATGGCGTATCCAACAACACCTACGTTTGCCACTATGGGCGTAGAGAGCGTAGACCCTACAATATTTACTGAGACTGTAAGTGGTCGAGTACAAAGCCGAAAGATAGCCTCACAAAAGTGGAAATTTACGGCATCTTATCCTCCGCTTACAAGAGATGAGTTCTCTCCTGTATGGGGATATCTAATGGCTCAGAGAGGTAGGCATAAGGTATTCACGGTAGTTATACCAGAGCTAAGTACCACAAGAGGAACCGCTACTGGAACAGTTACTACATCTGCTACAGCGGCTGGCTTATCTTTAGTCCCAGTTACAGGCTTAACAGGTACTCTTAAGATAGGTGACTTTGTTAAATTTGCAGGGCATGACAAGGTATACGCTATCATGGCAGACCTTACAGGAGATGGCGACTTAAGCATAACTCCTGAACTTGTCAGACCTTTGGGTACAGAAACTGTTATTTATAATAACGTACCCTTCACGGTAAGGATGGCTAACGACATTCAGACGTTTAAAGTGGGTAAGGGTATGATTTTTACTAACGAAGTTGATTTTGTAGAGGCTCTCTGATGAGTCGCGGGATTCATGCAGATGTTGTAACTGAGCTTGCAAAAGACTCTTTTAACATGGCTCATTTAGTTACTATAGACTTCGTTACTACAGTAAATCTTACTGACTACAGGCATGACTTAGTTGAAAACTCAGTTACTTATAGTGCCAGTAGCTACTTGTTAGGTATGGGCGGTGTAAGCGAATCTACTGAAGCGCAAGTAGGCTCTATCAATATTCAGCTTTCAGGCGTAGGCTCTGACTATGTGGCTATACTTTTAAGTGAAAACTATATAGACAGAAGGGTCAGCATTAAGCGAGTTCTTCTTGATGACTCTGGGGTGATTATAGGAGATTCATTCCTTATATACGAAGGTCGTATAGATGGTTACAGCATAGAAGATACTGAAAGCGATAGCGTTGTAGTGCTTGCTATTGCATCTCATTGGGCTGACTTTGAGCGGGTTAATGGTCGCAGGACTAACGACAATTCTCAGCAGGCAGCTTTTAATGGAGATTTAGGGATGGAGTTTGCTAGCGAGATAATAAAAGATATCAAATGGGGACGTAAGTAATGGATGCATTAATATGGTACTTCTTAGCATCCATGACGGTTTCTTGGGTATTAACTAAGTCAGCTATGGATGCAGCCAGAAGAGCTGCTGAAGACGCCAAAGGGCTTCTAGCCAACAAAGACTCCAACATTGCTTCCATACCTGTTATTTATGGTGAGCGTAAGGTTGGTGGAACCCGTGTATTCATAGGTAATAGCGGATCAGATAACACTTTCTTATACATTATTCTAATACTATGTGAAGGCGAAGTTAATAGCATAGGCGATATATATATTGATGATGATCTAAGCACTGATAGTAAGTTTAGCGGATTAGTAACAGTTAACAAGTACCTTGGTACTGACACTCAGGCTGCTGACCAGACTTTTATTGATGCTAATATTGGCTGGACTGATAACCATCGGTTGCGTGGAACTGCATATGTAGCAGTTAAGCTAAAGTGGGATTCTGATGTGTTTAGCTCAATACCAACTATTAATGCTATTGTCCAAGGCAAGAAGGTATTCACTGGATCAATAGTAGAGTACAGCAGTAATCCTGCATGGTGCTGGCGTGACTACATGACTAATACTCGTTATGGGAAGGGTTTGGACTCTTCTGTAATAAACGACACTTTAGTAAGTGCTGCTGCAACTAAGTGTGACTTATTAGTTACCCCTTATGGTGGTGGAACTAGCCGACCTATATTCTCATGTAATGCCGTGATAGATACTGAGTCAGACATATTCGACAACGTAAAGGTTTTGCTTTCTGGTATGCGTGGATTAATGCCTTACCAAGACGGTAAGTACGGTTTAATCATTGAGGACGCAGGCTCTTCTACATTTAGCTTTAATACCGACAATATATTTGGCTCATTTAGCATAACTAGCGAGTCAAAGAAAACTAGGTTTAATAAGATAATTGCTACGTACACGAACCCTCTGGCTAACTGGCAGGAAGATCAGGTTCAGTTCCCTGTAGCTGGTAATACGCAACTAGATCAGTATTTATCAGAAGATGGTAATACCGTACTAGAAAACCGCATATCGTTACCTACAATAACTGACAAGTATACAGCTCTAGACATCGCAGAGATTGCCTTGTTAAGGTCAAGACATGGAATCATAGTTAGCTTTACCGCTACGAGTGAGGCTCTTAATGTCATTGTTGGTCAGATTGTTGACGTTACACACCCTACCCCAGGCTGGGTTGGTAAGTTATTCCGAGTGACTAACTTAATGATGGCTACGGACGGGACGGTATCGGTAGAGCTTATTGAGCATCAGGATGGCATATACCCTTGGGTTGAGAAGACTCAAGCTGTAGACATCCCAGACACAAACTTACCAAACCCATTCTCTGTAGTGGCTCCAACACCTGTTTCTATAAGTGAAGAGCTTTACACTACAGTAAACTCAAAAGGAACTCAGTCTAGAGCTATATTTATGTGGGCAGCACCTTCTGATGCTTTTGTTAGTGAGTATGAAGCTCAGTACAAACTTAGCAGTGCTTCAGAGTTTGTGTTCATAACCAAGACTAGCTCTCTAACCGCAAGAATTGAAGACGTGCCAGTAGGGCTATATGACTTTAGGGTTAGATCTATAAACTCAATGAACGTTAAGTCGGATTGGGCGCAACTAAGCTCTCAGCCCATTGTTGGATTAACGGCTCCACCTTCTGATATATCCAACTTTAGTATAAGAGCACTTGATGGGCAGGCTCACATTAGCTGGGCACGAATTACGGATTTAGACGTTATTAACGGAGGTTATGTTCGTATACGACATACTAACGTATTGTCTGGAGCACAGTGGCAGGATGGTAATGATATTGGTGAAGCTATATCAGGTACTCAGACTTATGCAGTGCTACCCATGTTGACAGGAACATATATGGCTAAGGCTGTAGACGAGGGTGGTCGATTTAGCTTAAATGCTAAAATAGCATCTAGTAACGTTCCTAATATAATGGATTTCAATGCTGTTGCGACTGTAACTGAGCATCCTTTATTCACTGGATCAAAGACAGATATGTCTGTAGTTAGTAACGTGCTTCAGCTTAACTCTATATCTAGCGGAGTAATTGAGGGTTCAGGAACTTACTATTTTGCTAACTGGGTTGACCTCGGCGGTTCTTATACTAGCCGTATCACTGCAAATTTAAGCAGCTCTACATCCATAGCAACTGATTTTTTTGATAGTAGGGTAGCTAATATTGATTCATGGGAAAACTTTGACGGTGAACCTAGTGACAAACTTTCAGCAACCCTTGAAATGAGAATCACAGAAGATAACCCAGATACAGGTCTTGGCTCGCCAACATGGTCAGATTGGGCTCCATTTCTAGTAGGTGATTACTTTGGACGTGGGTATCAATTCCGTGTAGTGGTAACTAACGATGATGCAAACTATAATATAAGCATAACAGCGTTATCAGTTACTGTTGATATGCCTGATAGGACAGAGAGAGCTTTTGATGTAGCTACGTCGGCAAACGGATCTGGTATTTCTTTTGCTCACGCATTTCATGCAAAGCCTTCGATTGGTGTGACTATGCAGGACGCTAATACAGGTGATTATTTTAGGGTTACTAATAACACCAGGACTGGATTTACTGTTCAGTGCTTTAATAGTGCCAATACAGGCATTGTAAGATCAATTAATTGGATTGCCACAAGTTACGGTAAGGAGATTTAGATGGCTCAGCATGATATAGATATAGCAAATGGCTCAGGGGCAGCGGTTCGTGCTGATATTAACTTAGGGTTAACTGCATTTGCCACTAGCCATTCAGGTAATAATCCCCCGTCTCCTACATTCCCGTATCAAGACTGGGCAGATACTACCACTAACACTCTAAAGAAGCGCAACGGTGCGAATAGCGCGTGGATCTTAATTGGTTCTTTAGACGTAGCTAATATGGGGCTAGCAACTTTAGCAAGCCCCACACTTACAGGTTCACCAAGATCTGTCACTCCAACCGCTACTGATAGCACCACTAAAATTGCTACCACAGCTATGGTTCAGGCAGCAGCGGCTCTTAAGGTTGCAGCTCACACAACAGTTCATAGTGTAGTAAATGGTACTAATGTAGAATCGACATTGCACATCAATAATGGCGCTCCTAGCGGAACCACTTCAAACGGAGATATTTGGTTTGAGTATTAAAGCTAAGGTTGGATCTACCTTCCATACAGTTAAGCCTAGCGTAAATATCAATGGCAACTGGCGACCAGTCATTAAGGCTTATGTAAAGGTTGGAGGCGTTTGGCAGACTACATATGAATATGAGTATGTTTATACTTTTGCTTCTGGCGAACATACCAATGTTGACCTAGATACTCTGGGATTAGATAAGACTAACAATGTAAGGGTTATAATTCCAGCATCAGCTAATATAATTGCAGACTCTACCAGCCAATATGCTTTAAGAACTGGTACAGGTTATGGTGGCACTTTAACTATTGAGTGTTACGGAAATATAGCTGGCATGGGTGGCTCTGGCGGTGGTGGTGGGTTATCTGGCTCAGGCGCTAATGCTGGAGCTGCTGGTGGTGACGGTGAAGATGGTGGTGACGCTTTGTATATAGAGCACGCTGTAAGTATTCAAACATCATCTGGCTTAATCTTGGGCGGTGGTGGCGGTGCTGGTGGCGGTGGATCAGGCGGTGGGGGGTCAGGATTTCCCAGCTACTCTAATTATTACGCTGGCGGTGGTGGCGG